TTTCTCTAGTCGCACGCGCCTTAATTGGTCCACTGGGTGTTGGTTAAAGTTTAGTGCGCAGATAGCTCAACCTGGAGAAATAGAGCCTTCAGGTCGGACTTGGAAACCCGGCTGGATGTGACTGTCCAATAGTGTTATGAAAGGAGCCTTTCTTGCAAAAGAATGGATCGGGAATGTCGCCGCCTCGCGATTTGCCCGGACTTCAGTACGTGGGGGAGTACCACGGACGTGAAGGGTTTGAGACTCTTCAGCGACTCAACGCGGAATCGGGAATCCTCGTTGAGTGGAAGTTGTTAGACGAGCTAAGGGATGCCGGTTTCGAGCTTATTCCAGAAAGGGATAATAAGAGCAGCCATGATCCTGAGCGACTGTATACTGCCCTTGGTCGGTACGGAGAACCTGACCAGGAGGTCGGTCTTGACGAAGAAGCGTTTGGTCGTGCGGTGGATATGGCTTTTGCCGCTTTTGGTCCATATCGAGGAGGGATATGGAAAAGCCAGCCAGTGCGGTTTCTCAAGCCGCTCCCTTTGGACGCCGACACTTTATGGGACGCGCTTAAATTAACCAAGTCAAGCGGAGCACCTTACTTCCAAAAGAAGAAAGAGGTGTTCGACAAAGATCTACTTATTGCGAAAAGGGTCTGGGACAACCAGAAGGCACCGCCACCTTGTGTTAGTTTCTTCCGAATCCAGCATGGTGAAGAGGGAGAAAAGGAACGCCTAGTGTGGGGCTACCCTCAATCTATGACTATCCTTGAGGCATTGTTTGCAGTGCCTTTGATTGAGCGTTTTTTGAGGTGGCGAACCCCAATGGTTATTGGCCTTCGTCGTTATGAGTTAGATGCTCGTCTAACCCAGGTTGAACATGGTGACCTGCGCTATTGTTTTGACTATAGTCGGTTTGATTCACGTGCACGTGCAATGCTGATTTCAAAGGCAATGCACATGTTACGGTCTCACTTCGGACCGATGTCTGATGACCTGAATGTGATATGGGATAAACTTGTGTGGTACTTTATTCATACTCCGATAATCATGCCAGACGGCCACATCTGGAAGAAGCATCGGGGGGTACCTAGCGGATCGTTCTTCACACAATTAGTTGATAGTATTATCAACTATATTGCGGTCTGTTATTGCAATATCCGTCTAAGTTCAGGCAACGGACCCGAACAGGAAGCTGTGTTAGTGCTTGGTGATGATAGTGTAATGCGTGGCAACACGTATGCCCCCCTTCGTCGTTGGGCTGAGGTGATGATGGAGTTGGGAATTGTCCTTAATGTGGATAAGTCACTAATTGCCCGCGACTTTGAGGACGTCCACTTCCTGGGTCATACCTGGGAGAAGGGGGTTGTCAACAGGCCACAACAGGAGATCGCGAAGAGACTCGCTTTCCCAGAGAGGTATGACAGTCGGATACCGGCGCAGTTACGGCGCAATACTAGGTTAACCGCCTACCTCAATGATGCGATTAACTCTATGGTCATTGTGGAGAAGTTGAGTAGATACAAAGGGGTCTATGTTCCTGGATATATAGCGTCTACTCGTGCCCCTGTGCCACTGACTGGATGGGAAGAACTCCAGTCTCTGATCTACGGCGAACCACTGCTTACGCCTTTGGAATCCGCGTACACCGGAATATTGCTGTAGTTCTCCTCAGATTGACTG